CCTAGATACCGCTCACGATCCAGCCGTTGCGTTGCGGTGTAAAGCGCACGATTCTTTTGATCCGTCGTAGCAGTGCCCCACGCCACAACGTCATCATTTTCCACCAAGCCATCAATGATGTCTTGCGCGTCACTCAGCGTCAGGTACGTATTTGCGTCGGCTGCGCCTGGTGTTGCTACTAGAGTGATCGCCATCGGACTTGGCCTTAGAAGATTTAGGTTTCGGCGGTTCTAAAGGAAGAGAGGCCACTGCCGTAGCAGCAGCCTCACGTTCACGTAGTCGCCTAAATGCGAACAAACCCATCCTCAAGCTGCAGCAGCTTTGAAGACAGCGAAGTTCAGCACAATCGCCTCAGACAGAGCACCGGCAGACAGGTTAGCCACAGTGATCTTGAAAGATCCAGCAGCAACGGTGTTTGCCTGCACGAGGTAAGCGCCAGCAGTACCAGCGGAACCGTGGTTCACAAGCACCACATCACCGGCAGCTACGTAGCTGTTGGTCACCGTAACGGTAACCTCAGCACCGGCAGCCAGTTCGGCGTCGTCCATGGTGATCTGACCGCAAGGCTGGTTCAGAGTCACAGCAGTGGACTTGCTGGTTTCTTGGGTCACGGCGCCGCCAGAGACGTAACCGATTGCCTTACCAGCAGTAGCTTCAAAAACAGATGCCATCGTTAGGGTCCTCCTCAGTCGAAGTTAGAGACGTTGGTGGCACGCACGATGCCGATGTTCTTCAGTTCATAAACCTTGGACCAGTTGGCCACGGTTTCGAGCTGAGTGCGGGTGGGGTTAGTGGTAGTCACTTCCCACTTAGCACCGACAGGGTGGTAGCAGTAGTGCAGGTCGATCGACATGGCATCGCTCTTGGCGAGGATGTCACGATCGGTTTCGGTCTGCATTGCCATCTGTTCACCGGAGGCAACAGCGCCAGAGGTGAAGAAGTAGGTGGCGTACTCGGTAGAAGCGCCGGAACCAGTGGTGTTCACGTCATCGGAAACGATCACGCGCAGACCCATGAAGGTCGGAACGGAAACGTTACCGAAGGCGTTCTGGATGCTGCCAGCGAACACATCAGGAGTCTGATTGTCGGTAGCAGTACGGGCTTCACCAGCGGTCACGTAATCAATGGCGCGACGCTCAACAAGGTCGTAATAAACCTTGGAGTGCATGGCCACAGCAGTCAGCTTGTCACCCTGATCGCCAAGGATGGCGCGGGCTTGAGCGACGTGACGGGGAGACAGCGCGGTAGGAGTGTCACCGCTTTCGGAATCGATGCAAAGATCGAAGAAAGCAGAGCTGCTGGTGTTAGTGTTCAGGCTACCGAACACACCGCCGAGACAGGACAGCAGATCCTTTTGACGCTGGTTGGCAACGTAATCAGCGACTTTGGCGCCGATGGCGGCCATAGGATCGGAACCAGCAGCCAGAGCAGCAAGGTCACGAGCCTCAAAAGCACGACCACGGTGCAGGATCACACCGACTTGCTTGTCGGCTTCGATTTTGCCAGGAGTCAGAGAAGAGCTGTCAGACAGCACTTCAAAGTCACCGGACAGGTTTGCTTTCCAGAAAGGAACGTTGATGAAATCACCACCCTCAGTGGCATTCAGCTCCGCCATGGGCTGCACCACACCGGAAGCCAAGAAGGCATCACGCTGAGTGGTTTGCTCAATGACGTAAGGCGTAAATACCTCAGGGATGATGATGTCAGAGCGAAGGGTCGCCATGACTAATCCTCAAAGAATGGTTTACGGGTTGGGCGCAGCCCGAGGCTCAATGCGGCGCAGCCATCACGAGCGGACATCTAAATGTTAGCGTCCTGCCGCTGCTTTCATCCGATCGTACAAATCACGGTCAGTTTTGAAGAGACGTGATTGCTCGGTGAGATTGAACGATTCAGGCAGGAACGGATTTTTCATCCCTGCTGGGATTTCGTTACCGCCACGACCTGCAGGTGCTCCGGTGCCTTGCGGTTTGGGTTGCTTCTGCATCCAGGCTGGTAGCGTCGCCTTTGCCCATTCGACGACAGGCTTGCGCTCGTAACCATCGACAACGACAACGGTGCCATCGGCTTCACGCTCGATTTTGTCCGCCGAGAGCTTGGTTTTGAGCACCAGATCAGGATCATGCACAATGTCAGCCAAGGCTGATACCGCAGGACTAATCAGCTCCAGTTCTTTGACTCGGGCTTCAAGTTCTGCAATGCGCTGGTCCTTGTCCGCCGCCGCCTCACGGAACTGTTGCTCCAAAGCCTGTCTTGCTTCGGAGTATTTCCCTTCGGCTTCAAGCTTGGATTGCTCGGCTTGGCGCTTAAATTCGACGAGTTCTTCAACGTTTACACCTTCTGGCACCTTGGATGCTTTTGATTTTGCAGCACGCAACTCAGCGATGAGTTCGCTGTTTTTGCGTTCCAAGGCTTCGATGCTGCGTTGCATCGCGTCAGTATCGTGCGATACGTCAGCGGTTTGCTGCGTTTGTTCTTCGGACATTGTGAAGCGCAATTATGAATGATTGCGTCACAATTCTATCGCTTTGGTGCAGCTTTTACTTCAGAACGCTTTTTCAGGACTGAATTGCCGGTGGATTCTGACTTGATCCGCACGATCGGATCGTCGTCAGTGCCGACGCGGGTTACGGTGCCACCGCTTGGAGTATTGATGGTGGCGCGTTTGCCGCCAATACTGGTGATGACACCGTAGGTGCGCTTGCCTTGATAAGTCCAGCTCACCCGATCACCGCGTTTCATTTTTTCTTACCTCCTTTTTTACCCATGGGCTTTTGGGGCTTCTTTGGTCCGGTGTATTTTGGCACGATGGTAATGCAAGTGCATTCAGGTTAGCCACGCTTGCGTGTTGGCTTACGCTTGCGGGATTTACCAGCTTGAGAGTAGGCAATGGCTGCAGCCTGTTGTCGGCTGTACCCTTCCTTGATTAGCTTACGGATGTTTTGCGAGATTGTAAGCTGCGAGCTACCTTTCTTGAGTGGCACCGTAGCGTCTCCGTAGCTGCTCCAATGTTACTTCGGATCCGTCGTCACGGACAAGTTTTGCCATCGCATCACGGGCACCGTATTTGCGTGCCAAAAGCCTAAAATATGGTGCTTTATTGCCAAGGACTTCTTGTTGCTGTGCTGCGCCTTGCTCAAGCAACCATTGACCGTAGTTGATATCCGAATCCACCATGCCACCTTTGGCTGCACGTTTACCAGGGCGCGGTGGTTCAAAGCCTAAATCTTCATAATCGATGACTGGCACGATAGTTGACCTACAACCAAAATGCTGCGGTGGTGTTGGACCTTTGCCATATTCAAACTCACGACCATCTAGGGCGCGACAGATCGCAGATGTGCGGCTATCAAGCGTTGCAGTGTATCTGTATTTTTTGGTGATGTCTTGATTGGCTTCATATACCTGCTGGCTTGCAGCGTTAGCCACTTGGTTGATGCTGGTGCGAACGATGCTGACAACCTGATGGTTTGCCATTTTGGTCAGTTCACCACCGGACAAAGCAAGCTGTTTGACAGTTTTAGCCTCCTCCCCAAACTCAAGCCTGCCACGTAGCTTGCGGGCGATGTCAGGTGTTGGCTCACCGGTTAACAAGCCTTGCCGCACAACGCTATTGAAACGTTCAGCCTGCGATTCCGCTAAACCACGAAACGCCTTTTGTATTACTTGACCATTGGGTAACGTGATTGTTGCACCCTTGGCTGCTGTCAGGCTGAACGTCTGCGGTGCGCCTTGTACTGCTGCAAACAGATCATCCGACAATGCAACCACATTGACCTGTGTTGGATCTGTGGTAACGACAGACTGGGCAAATTGTGGGCTGATCTCAACGGTGCGTACCATGTCACGCCCAGCAGCAGGTAAAGCGCGTCTTAACTGATCCTCGACAAACTCAGACTGTAACTCCGCCAAGCCCTGAAGTTCCAATGCGGTGATCTCTGTACTATCACCAGCCCAAGTCGCAAGGCTTTCCTTTAGCTGCGCCAAAATGCTACGCAGTCTGGCAGCTTTTACCGGTGCAGATAATTCGTCAATCGTCTGCAATTGATTGACAGCATCAATGATGTTGTCGTTGTAGATGTTAATGATACGACGAGCAACGCTATTGCTGTACCGATTAAGATCAATCGCATTACGAAAAATTGCTTGAAAGTTTGGTGGTAACGTCATTGGTCAACATAGAT